CTACTGCCATTGGCAACAAAATGTTTAAGTTCACCTATTAGGGTCTTGCTGTTTATTGACATTCGATTCGATTCAATGAGATTTTTCATTTTAGCACACGCAGTTAATTTACTTTTGTTAGTAGTGTTAAACCCTTTGCGAAATCTTCTAGCATTGCCAGGTTTATATGGTTCACTTAAAAAGATACCGTGTATATTTTCTTCTCCAATTTCACTAATGCTTACTAGTGCAGCTTCACCTAAGGTGTTGTTTTCTACGCTATAATAAACATTATACTGGTCTTGAATAGCTTCACTAATATACTTGGTTATTTCGGCAAGTATACGAACTTGTCTTTGTATTGTTGTTTTATTATGCATCCATTCTGCTACTTGAATCATTTCGGGCAATTCGTATACCTGCATTGCAGAGTTGTCACCACCGGTACCTAGACTAGGATCTAATGCAACAACATATATTTTTCCTTTTTCTGGTGTTTTCCACCAACGAACTTGACCTTGTTTTTGCAAAGGATCGCTGCCAGTCATCTCCATTAACGTTAAGCTATTAATTAAAGTTTCATCAAAAATCACCGGTTCGCATAAGTGTTCACGTTTAAAACGTTCTTCGCCTACTCGACTCATTTCCTCTGCTGCCCAAGTTTTATCTCGGTCCGGATGCTTATCCCACGTAGCAATATAGCCAGCAAAGCCGTTAATACCGAGCTTGGTTTCATTGCCAAACTCGTCTACACGCTTATTGGCACCCTTCCACAATAACCAAAACTGATCTTCGTCGCTGTTTGGTGTGCTAGTAATAATAGCCTTACCGCCTGTTGCCAATGTAGGAGAAATACTAGTCCAAAATTCTTTGGCAATACTAGGACGCACAAATGCAAATTCGTCACAGTATAGAAGCGTAATACTCATACCACGTCCAGTAGTTTCTGTGGTTGTTTGACTAACAATACGTGAACCATTGTCAAATTCTATACTGCCTTTGTTATAACTAGTAACACCAGCACGTATATGATTAGGACACAATTCGTATGCATAACGTATACGCTGCATAATTTCTTGTGCACCCGAATACTTGTGTGCTGCAATAAGAATAGTACTGTCGGGCACAAACATAGCATACCATAACAAGTACCCAGATGCTGTTGTGGTTTTGCCCATTTGTCGTCCTAGCAAGTTAATACTAAAACGATTTTCGTGATAATATGTTATTAAATCTTTTTGATATTCGAATGCTTTATATAACATTCTGCCTTTTGTAGGGTGCTGTATACTAAAAAAATTTTCAGTAAAATAATACGGTCCAGTTACTGGGTTTGCACATTTTGCAAATTGCTGTAACTGTTTGTTGCTCATGCTTTCTCGTGCATAAGCTTTTTTAACCAGTACACCTTCGAGGCTTTTTGACATAATTTTCTTTCAAGTTAACTTGTAATATACAGATATTTATAAGCAAGTGTTAGGCGTATATTATTAAAATGGTGTTTCGCCGGTTAAGTAAGGCCTTGCAAACCAAAGCTTAAACCAGTCTGGGTCACCTGGCTTTATATCATTTGCTTTTTGGTGATCTGCTTTTTCCTGTGCAGTAGCAGTCATGTTGTTGTCAACATTATAAGGGTTCATTCCAGAAAAACTGGCAGGAACGACTCCCGCCAGTTTTTTTAATCTTTCTAGATCATCCATTTCTATAGATAGTATAAGCACCGTATGCAATTGCGCCATACGCAATTAAGTTAGCAAGTGGCGAAAATACAATAATTGCTGCTCCTGCAGCAACCATTAGTACACCATCAACACTGCTACGCTCTGCTAATTTTGCTTTGATACGTTTAACAATCATAGATACTTACCCGTTTAACCGTTTCATGAAGTGTTTCATGTCTGAGAAATCAGCAGACTCATTAACTGCTACTGCTTCTTCATATAGTCCATCAATATCACCTAAGTAACCATCACACGCATGATGTTCATCATTTGGGCAATCGCCACCACAATATCTACATTCTTCTTTTTCTTCGTTTACTGATTCTTCGATTTCGTCATCGTCATCATCTTCGTCTTTATCGTCTGCTTTGTTGCCTTTTTTAGCAGCAAGCATTTTTTCAAAAGCGGCTTTTTGAGCTGGACTTTGTGCTTCTTCTAGTTCTTCTTCAGTTGTTTCGTCGTTATCTTCTGCAAGCATTTCGTCTAGTATAGCCTGAAATTTACCTTCAAATGCTTTCATTGGGTTGTCACCATCTGCGGCAGCTGGGAATTGATCTTTTTCTCTATGCAGGTCATCACCACTAGCAATCACTGCGTCAAGGTCCATTTCTTGTTCGTCTGGACTGTTGGAGTATTCGTCTTGCATGTCCATTTCTGGTTCTGGCATTGGTGGCATCATTGGTGCTGGTGCTGGTGCTGGTGCTGCCATACCTGCATTTTGAAGAATTGCTAGTAGTTCTGCTGCTTCGTCACCTTCAGCACTTACCATGATTGCTTCTTCTAATTCTTCTTCGGTAGTCTCTTCAACTTCTTCGTCAGTTGCTTCTACAACTTCTTTGGTTTCTTCGGCAACAACTTCTTCTGCTGCTACACTGTCCAGACTTTCTAGTAGTGACTTCATTGAGCCTTTTTGTGCTACGCTAGATGTTGTACCTTGGGCACTTTCAACACCGTCAAGGGCAGCTAACATTTTTTTCATATCCATAATATTAAGTTCCTTTAACTTTATTTAGAAATAGTGCCAATTGCAACTAAAAAATTCCTAAAATTATACTAGTGTATTTATCTCACTAGTCTAGATTAACACGTATACTAAGAGACTCTTCGGTACGTATTGCTTTTGGCAACATTACTTCGTGTGCTTTAATAGTAGCAGGATTTGGTGCTACTCGACGATTTCCGTTGACCCTGCCTAGTGTTTCGCTTCGCTGTATATCAGACGAGTTATCTTTATTAGGCATCATTTTTTGTCCACTGCAGTTTCGTACTTTCTGGTTTCAAGTTCTTTTAACATATTTTCGTTATATTTGTCACCAAACACTTCTTCTTGCTTTTCGTCTTTGTACTCAGTACCAATAATTGGCTCGTACTCGGATTCTTTTTCGTCTGCTGCTACTTCTCTAGCAATCTCTTCATGCGCATTCCTGTTAACAGTTACAACGTGACTTTCTGGAACATTAAATATTTCTTGTGCCATTGCTGTAATCTGATGTGGTGCTGCTGGATAATTTGTTTCAATATCAATAATGCTTACTTCAGTGTTTTTCACCGATGCCGCAAACCCAGCTGGTTGTTCTTGTATTGGAGTTCTTTTTGGTTTACTGATGCTTTCTAAACCAAAACGCTCCATCTGATTTTCGAATCTCTCCATGTGCTCGTCGCTACAGTCACAAGCAACTTTGACACGAAATTCGTAAGTTTTACTAGATTCAATTAAAAATTCTGTAAATGTTTTCATGGGGCAATACCTTCTATATGTGTATTTATCAACTGTTGTTATCTTTGTTTCTTAGTATTTCAAGTAGTGCGTTACGATCTAATTCCCTAGCCGAGCCGGGTTCATCATCATCGGTTAAGTTAGCTTGCTTTTCTTGCATTTCTAAACGTCTACGCTTTATATCTAGATCTAGTGCTTTTAGCTTCTTGTCAATTTTGCTTGTTTTAGCAGTAATAGCATGTCCTAGTAATTTACTTGCTGCGTCAAAAATTGGAGCACTAAACCTTGGCTCTACATTCATTCCTAGGTCCATTAAATCATCATAATGCTTTACCGCCTTATCGGCTAAGTCGTCCATTTCTTGATCACTTGTACTTAGATCAGTAATACTTTGCGATGCCGGAAGCTGTTGTTCAATTTCGTCAATTACAGCAATTCCTGCAGCATATTCTTCTTCAGTAGGTTGCTCAACTTCGTCAAGATCAAACAGTTCTTCTAATTTGCGAGTCATCGTTTTTTTCCTCCACTATGGTATATATCATTCTCTGTTATCACTCGAAAAATTATACCTTGTTGTTTACACCAAGCATTAGCTGCTTCCCACTTAGCATAGTTTACTGCTACTGCCGCTTTGTCTCTAATACTTCTAGCATTTTCCATTGTAGTTTGGCTTTTAGGTTTAACTTCGATTAGTTCTGCCCTACGCTTACCACGCTTGTCCTGGTAAACTATAAAAAAGTCCGGAACATAAATTGTGTTTTTTCCAGTAAGTGGATTTCTATAAGGTATCGTAATAGCTTCGCTTGCCCACTGCACAACACTCGGGTGGTTATCGCAAAACTGCATAAAGGTTAATTCCCAGCCGCTGCGATAAGTTGGTGTTTTTTTGCCAGCATACTTGTCCGGATGAAGAGGAGTAAATTTTCCTTGAGCAAATTTTCTTGCCATATTATTTTCTTAAATTTCTAGTTACCAAAGGAGGTGTAGTTGGCGCCGAAGCAAAGCCAATCTTGCTGGTATTCATTCTACTGGAATTAAACAAGCCAATCAATGCTATTTTAAAACTTTCGTTATTGTTGTACTTTTTAAAGTCCTCCAACAACCCCATTGGATCAACCTTATTATCGTATGTAAGTTTTAACAATGCTGCCGATAAGCTCTCTGCGGCTTGTACATTGTTGTTAGTTCTACCTAAAAAGAATGTATATACTGCGTCATACTGACTAGGACCAATACCGTTTTGTTGCTTGTAGTAGTTGTCAAAGTAACTGTACTCAGTTTCACTTGTTGTTTTTTCTTGTGGTAGATTGGTGTACATGTTGTTTCCTGTTAATAACTATATTTTTGATAGTCAACGAATTCCCCATTTGTATCTTCTACGCTTACTCTAATTTCGCTGTATCCATTATTTCGTAGAGATTGGAATGTTTGATTTATCAAAGTACTAGCATCATTTGTGTTAGTTGTTTGTAGTACTAAGCTAACTGTATTTGAACTTTCATATAATACTGATTCGGTTATCTGATATGGTACAGTAACCCCACCTAAATTAGAAGCTATCGATCTAGATAGTGCAGGATCAGATTTTTTATAAGTTAGGAAGTTCCCATTTGTATCTTCTACGCTTATTCTAATTTCGCTAATGCCGCTATTCTGTAAAGATTGAATTGCTTGATCAACAAGCGAATCTACACTAGCATCATTTGTGTTATTTGTTTGTAGTACTGCGCTAACTGAGTTCGAACCTGCATAGTAATTTGATCCTGCTACAATAAAATTACCATTAGGTATAACACTGTTAAGATAAGCATTTAGAGCAGCGGTTGTTGGATTTCTACCCACGTCAGTGACGTTTATACTAGCATCAGTTTGCTGAGTTTCGGTTAATTCAGAATTGGGCGCATCAGCAGTAGTTGCTACTCCAAGAGTTGCAGAAACATTTTGTCCGTTACTAACAGAATTGCTATTTCCTGTAACAATTCCACTTTGGTTTGGTATTACTTCGTTTGTTGCCGGTGTTGGTACTTCTGGAAAGTTAAAAGTCCCGCCAGTATTGTTGTCAGAACTTCTACCGGTTAATCTTTTAATTATATCATAAGCAGAATCGTTGTTGTTGTTGCCACCTACTCTACCTGCTTGTGTATCAATACCAAGTTGGTCTTTAACAAAACTTCCCAATAGGTCAGCAATATTAATTGGTGTATCAAGTAGAGCATTTATGTTATCAAAGAAATCAAAATTACGAGTGTTGCCGCCTAGTGGGCTAATATTCTGATCATAGTGTTCCGGATTGTTTCTACCAAAGTTTGGTATTTGATCTGTACCACCTGTACTGTAAATAATATTTTCATATTCAACAGTAAAAGTTGTTTCCATTATCTTGGCGCCGTCTTTATAGTCATGATCATCAAATGCAGCACTATTAATAACTGGATTAACCAATGTCATTTTGCTGTACTTGTGATCGCCCATGCTGTGAATTTCGATCTTGTCAAGAAATGGAGATGTTGCGTTTACATCTAAACCGTATGCTTTATTAAATCTTTCACTGCGATATACGTTGTCGTATTTCCAGGCAGCATTTTCTATATGTGCGCTGTCGGCATTGTAGTGCTGATTATAAG